CATCAACATCACGCTTTGCCACAAGATTGCAGAGAATCATGCGCCGGACATGACACCAGACGAAGTAGTAAATTATGTGATTCGTCTTAACGATCTAATTTTCAAAAAGATCGTGACCAATGGGAAAGATTGAGGTTAAGGGCTTCCGAGAGTTTGAGGATTCGCTTTTAGAATTGGCTCAAGAGTTCGGCACGACCAAAGCAAGGCGATCTTTACTTCCCGGCTTAAAGTCTGCAATGGAGCCCGTTAAAGCGGCGGTCCGCGCAAGAGCTCCCGTCGATACCGGAAAGCTACAACTCAAAGTTCGCAACGGCGCAAAGGTTGCGACGCGCAAAGACAAATCTAAAAAGTATCTTAGCCGCGATACAGTTGCTTTCGGGTTTGTCGATGTTGGCGTTGGCTATAGGGATGCTAAGGGTGAGTACAGGCCAGCAGCAGAGGCTATAGAATTCGGTACGGCGGAAATGCCTGCTAAACCATTTATACGAAACACTTTTCAATCAATGGCAACGTCTGCTCTTGATCGGTTAGCGTCTCTTATGAGCGCTCACATGGATCTTTGGGCGGCGAAGCAACGAGCAAAGGTTAGAAAATGAGATTACAAGACAAGTTTGGTTCTTCGTTCCAAAGACAAAAATACGCAGACATTGATTTTGCTGGTCATGCGTTAAAGGTCTATCTTCCTACTAGGAAGGAAATGCTAGAGCTTGAGGGCAAGATTAAAAACCCTCCCGACGCTTTGATAGAACAGGAATACGCAAAGCTAGTCGATACGTTTGAAAAGCTCTACAAAATCAATCAGAACATCGCCGTTGATCGTAAAGACGACGACATTGTTGTTGATGGGCGAAGTCTAAAAGAAGCATCACGCTACAAGGCCCAAGAGATCATGCGCGAGATTGCGCTGGTTAACTTAGTCGGGTTCGAGGAAGGGCAAGAACTCTTCGCGCTGTCCTACGAGGATATTTCCGAAGCCTTCTCTCCGGCGCAGATTAAGCATCTGACGGAGTTGATCGAAAAGGCAGTCAACCCAGACTATAAGGAAGTCGAAAAAAACTAAAGCGGTCACTATATCGGCAGATTCGGGCGGCAATGATCTTTAACGGTCAGTCTCCCGAGGTTATCGAAAGTCTTGATGTAGTGACCACGCGAGAGTTAGAATTGATGTACCGCGATGGCATGATTGGCGCGAGACAAAACTTAATGTTGATCTCGCATCTGATGGCAATTGTTTACAACGCGCTATCTAAAAACCCGATCAAAAGCCGTGAGTTTTTCCCGCATCTGGAGGAGTATTTCATCCCTCCAAACTACATGACAAGACAAGAGCGCGACTTCCTGGCGTTTACAAGTCTGCCAGGGTTCAAGTCAGAGTTTTTAGACATCTTAGGGGGAAACAATGGCCGGTAAGCTAATCGCAGCCCTGCAAGTCGCTCTTGGTTTAGAGAGCGCAAAGTTCGTTCAAGAGATCGACAGGGCTAAAGCCAAAACCCGCGAGATGCAAGTCAGTGTCAATCTGCTTGGCACTGCGATGGGCGCATTACGACATCCCATGTTACTAGCCGCCGCTGCTGCTGGAGCATTTGCTACTTCGTTTTTTAAGGCTGCGGATGCTGTTAACGATTTCGCTGAAGGCTCAGGATTAGCGATTGAGGAAGTCTTAGCCCTGCAAGGCGCAATGGTTCAGGCAGGAAAGGAAGCGGATAACGCCGCGCAAATGTGGGATCGGTTCTCTACAACGCTTGGCGCTGCTGCTGACGGCCAAAAAGAGCAGGCCGATCTGTTCAAAGAATTGGGTGTAAACATTGCCGACGCGGGCGGGATGTTGCGACCTGAGATTGACATTTTCCGAGACTTAACGTCGGTGCTTTCCGGTATGTCTGCGGGCGCGGAAAGAGCTCGATTACAGGTTCAGCTCTTTGGCAAACAATTTGCCAACTTAGATATTTCTAAGATCGACCAGCTTTCAAGAAACACTGACAAATTTACCGGCGAAGCAAAACGTGGTGTTCAAACCATAGGCGATATTGGCGACGCTATTGACCAGATGACAGAGAAAGCCAAGGTTGGATTTCTCACGCTTGTTGGAAAAGCTAGAGATGCTTGGGAAGGTATCAAAGGATTTCTCGGTTTCGGCGGCGAGGAAAAGCCAGCCGAAGCTCCTGTCGTTGGTGTAACGCAGGGTGGAAGGCAGTCGGGAACACGCGTCAAAGCTGTTAAAGATACCGAGGCTGAATCAAGAGCAAAAGCGCTTAAGTCTTACCTTGAAGGATTAGATGCGCAGATCCTTAAGCTAAGAGAAGGCGAGGAAGCCGCGTTAAGGTTTGAAGCTGCAAAGCAAGGTGGCCCTGCCGGTCTCGCAAAGATGGAAGAAATTATTCGTCTGCGTCGCGAGGAGGCTGAGCAGCAAGAAGAGATGCAAAGACTGACAAAAGAAGCTAATCAAGAGCTGGCGGCGATGGACGATTTAAGACGATTTAACCTTGAGTTAAGGCTAAAGCAAATTGAGCGTGAAATTGAATTGCAAAAAGAAACGGCTCAGGTTCTTAATGAAGTTCAAGCGCAAGCTGAAATTACCGCCAATAAAGAGCTAGAAGATATGAGGGAAAAAAAGAAGGCGGCAAGCGAAGAATTAGATCTTCTTGAAGATATACGCGATGGATATAAGTCAATTGGTGCAACCATCGTTGAAGCATTTATGTCTGGAAAGTCTGCGGCAGACGCTTTTAAATCCGCTCTTTCCTCCTTACTGCAAAAGCTGGCCTCACGTTCTTTAGATAAATTTTTAGACGCAATTTTTAAGTCAGATATAAAGGGCGCTCCTTCATTATTTGAAAACTTTATGTCAAATATTCCAGTTCTTGGAAGCATTTTCGGCAAACGAGCTGGCGGCGGTCCGGTTAACTCGGGTGCTCCTTATCTTGTTGGCGAAAGAGGGCCGGAGCTATTTGTTCCGAGCATGGCGGGGCAAGTTGTGCCGTCTTACGCGACGAGCGGAACATCTACGATCAACAACTACAACATACAAGCGATTGATGTTAAGTCTTTTGAAGAGCGAATCATGGGCAGCAATCGAGCGGTCTGGGCTGCGAATGCCTACGCTCAGAAATCACTCTCACCGAGAGGTAGGACATGAGCTTCCAAACCATATTGGACATTAGCCAAACTATTACGGTCAACAATCGCAGGATGGTCGGCCAGCAATATTCTCGGTCAGGTCAAGTCAGGACAGCGCAATATGTGACCAGTGTGCCTTGGGTGTTTACAGTCAAGCCTCATTCGTTTCTTTACTATCCCCAAGTTCGAGATGTCATCCAAACGATTGATAACCTGGACAGGCAAACGGCGGCGACCATCACGTTTAGCTCGACAACCCTTTCTTGGTTTACCAGTTATCAAGGCCAATTGACTAGCGGTCAGGCTGCGGCTTTAACGCTTGCTAGTGTGCCCGCTGCTAACGCAACGACTATATCTGTAGGCAATCTGCCTTCTGTGGCTAGTTCAACTATTGTGTTTAAGGCCGGTGATTTTTTACAGCTTGGCAATTATCCTTATAAGGTCACGGCAGAGGTGCTGAGGGGCTCAGGATCGACCGTTAACGTGACTTTGCATAGGCCGGTTATAGGAACACCTTCTGTAGGAACTCTGACGGCTGTAGGGTCTGCTTGCACGTTTTCTGTGGTCGCTGAGGTTTGTCCAACTTACACGTTGCGACCTATGACTAACGGAGCGTTCGTCGATTGGGATTCTGACTTTGTCTTTAGGGAAAATGTGCAATGAGTACCCCTATGACCGCGCTAAATAGCGCAAGCATTACCCACGGTGAATTTGTAAAACTTACAACGTCGACAACGACCTACACATTCTGCAATGCTGCCGCTGCGATTACGGTTGGCGGCAATACGTTCTCAGGATTGGGAAGCCTTCTTTCTGTCGGCGCGGTAAACCGAGAAATTAAGGCCACATCTATTGACATGGTGATTGGTCTGATAGGCATAGACCCGACCAACGTTAATCTTGTTTTGAGTTCAAACATCAAGGGCTCGACTATAGAGATTTGGCGCGGATTCTTTGACTCGAACTATCAAATCATTACAAGCCCGTCTACGCAGTTCTTCAAGCGCTACCAAGGTATCGTTTCTAACATCAGCTTGACTGAAGATTGGAATGATGATGTTAGAAGTAGAACCGTAACAGCTTCTATTTCTTGTACGTCATTTAGAGCAATCTTAGAAAATAAAATCAACGGCATTAGAACCAATTTAAATAGCTGGCAACAGCAATACGCTTCAGATGCAAGTATGAGCCGTGTGGCTGCAATCTCTGGTCAATACTTTGACTTTGGATCACCGCCCAAAACCGGATCACAAGCCGAATCAACACCTATACAAAACGATCCAAACGACATCAGGGATGCTGGATGAGATACGCGACAAAATACGACATGCCCCACTTAATTGAGATGATGAAAGCCTACGCAGAAGAAGCAGGAATAAAAGCACTAAAGCACAATCAAAACGAAGGCCATGTCCGTTCTTTGTTTTATGAAATGCTAAAAGGTCGCGGCTTTATTTTGGTGGACGATCAGCTACGAGGTTTTTTGGCGGCTTATGTCACTTGTAACTTTTGGAACAGCGCTGTCAAGGAATTACACGAAGTTGCGTGGTGGGTCATGCCGGAGTATCGAGACACATCTATTGGAGGCAGGCTTTGGCTACGGTTTAACAAATTAGCTCAGGACATGCTTGACCAAAAGAGAGTTCAGATTGTCTGTACGAGTCTTATGCCAAGTTCACCAGAAATTGACTACACAAGATACAAATTTGCACCACTGCAAGCGACCTTTTATCGAGAGTAGATATGCCAGCATCCATCGTTTTATCTGCGGTTTATGGTTCGGCGGCAGCAGCGAGCGCAGCGCTCGGTTCAATAGGATTAGCCGCTGCGACATTTGCAATTAATTTTGCAGTGTCCTATGTAGTCACGAGGGCTTTTGGCAGCAAGCCTTCCCAGGCTCAAGACATGGGCGCTCGGCAGCAAATGCCTCCGGCCAATAACAATTCTATTCCTGTCGTTTATGGCAGCGCATGGTTAGGCGGTACGTTTGTTGATGCTGTTCTTTCTACCGATCAAAAGACGATGTATTACGTTCTTGCGATCTCATCTATTTCTTCAGACGCGTCCGCAACCTTTACTTATGATCGAACCAAGTTTTACTACGGCGACCGTCTAATTACTTTTGACGGAACCGATCAGACAAAAGTCATTTCGTTGACAGATGGCGATGGCAACGCAGACACGAAAATTAGCGGCAACCTTTACATTAGTCTTTACACCTCGACTCAAGCTGGTGTTATTACCGCTGTTAACGGTACAGCTCCTCATGTATTTATGGGCGGTGCTGACATTCCCGCTGCTTTACGCTGGCCTTCGTCTGGCAGACAGATGAATGGTTTGGCGTTTGCCATTGTTAAACTTAATTACAACGCGGATGCAGGGACGACTGGCCTGCAACCCGTCACCTTTTACTGCACTCACCTTCCCAAAGGCGGATCTGTCTGTAAGCCTGGAGATGCTTGGTACGACTTCATGACCGACGACCGTTATGGCGCAGGCATGACGGGTCTTGTGGATTCTACGAGCGCTACAGCTCTTAATACCTACTCCGATCAGACCATTACCTACACGCCTTCTGGCGGCGGCTCAGCGACTCAAGCTCGATATCGAATTAACGGTGTTGTAGACACAGGTAAGCCAGTGTTAGACAACGTTGAAAAGATGCTTGAGTGTTCAGACTCTTGGATGGCATACAACGCGGCTTCTGGGCTTTGGTCGATCATTATCAACAAAGCAGAAAGTTCAACGTTCTCGTTTAACGACTCAAACCTTATTGGTGAGATCAGGGTCTCTGCAATCGACATTAATCAGCAGATCAATCAGATTCAGATTGAGTTTCCGTCAAAAGACAATCGAGATCAGCCGGACATGGTATACATGGAAACTCCGGCAATTCTTCGTTATCCCAACGAACCCGACAACAGACAAACGACAAGCCTAGAGTTTTGCAACAACTCTGTGCAGGCGCAGTATCTTGGCAACCGACGTTTAGAGCAGGCAAGAGAAGATTTGATTGTCACGATCACATCTTCTTATCCAGGCATTCAGGTAGACGCTGGCGATGTTGTTGACATCACTAACGCTGATTACGGCTGGACGAATAAACTTTTCCGCGTCATGAAGGTGTCGGAGGCGACTGTCGACGACGGCAACCTGGGTGCAACATTAGAGCTTTCGGAATACAACGCCGATGTTTATAACGATGCAAGCATCACTGCGTTTGCTCCCGCGCCAAACTCTAGCCTTCCCTCTCCGACATTCTTTTCTTCGCTCAATGCTCCTGTACTTGGAGACCTTGCGCCTTCTGCTGCGCCGCCGACTTTCTCTGCTACCTGCACAATGCCCACCACGGGACGCGTGACAACCGTTACGCTTTTCTATACGTCTAGCGCAACGCCCTCGGCTACTGATTGGAAGGTGATTGGCACTCAGATTCTAAGTAACGGATCTATTTTTGCTAATGGCTCGACGGTAAAGTTTGAAAATCTACAGATTGCAGGAGGTACTTGGTACTTTGCATTTTCTGTCGCGAATGAATCAGCGAAAAGCGTGTTGTCGGCTACAAGTTCTGCATTCGTGTGGTCTCCGACCGGCATGGCCGGACCCACGGGGCCGGGCGGCGCTACAGGCCCGACAGGCGCAGCGGTTACCGGCCCAACCGGCAGTCAGGGGCCGACAGGCGGAGTTGGTCCTACCGGAAGTCAAGGCGTTACGGGTCCTACCGGAAGTCAAGGCGTTACGGGGCCCACGGGATTAGATGGTTCGCAGGTGGCTTATCCAGAAGTGTTTCAATGGGCTTTAAGCACTCCTTCTATATCCGGGACTAGCACTTACACATGGTCTACGGGTGCGATCTCAGGCCCTCCTAGCGGTTGGTCGGTTGCGCCGGGGGCAACAACGCCGGGATTTAATTTATACGTTGCAAGAGTTGGGCTAAACGCACCTGCCGGCACAGTTTCAAGCACGATTAACTGGACGGGCGCTAGTATTTTGGTTGGTGGCTACGCTGGAGTTACGGGCCCGACGGGTGCCTCGGTTACTGGGCCAACGGGTGCGACGGGAACTCAGGCAAGAGTTATGTTTGCCCGTATAGCAGGAAACCCCACGCCGATTTCTGGCAACGTTACTGTTAGTGGTGATAACAGACCTACGGGAGCCCAAGGGTCTGCCGTGTGGGGCGCTTCTTTTAATGTAACTTGGTACGCTGCCGATCCTAATCCGTCAAGCAATGACAGTCTGTATCAAGCCGATGGTTTATATAACGGCACTAACACGGTATGGACTACGCCGTATATATCAAGTCTTAAGGTCGGACAGCTTTCTGCGGTTGCCGTCAACACGGGAGCCTTATCGGTCAATGATTCATTAACGATAGGGACCACTGGAAATATTAAAGGCGGTCAAACTGCGTACGACACGGGCACTGGATTTTTCCTTGGTTACAGTTCTACTGCATACAAATTTAGTATCGGCAGCTCAACAACAAAGTTGACTTGGGATGGTTCAAATCTTGCAATTCAGGGCGGCGCTTTTATTACCGGGACTGGCGCTGATCGAATAACCATTAATGAATCAAATGATTTAGAAATTCAGGGATTCACAAGTTATGGTGGCGCTGCGCCTTGGTTTTCCTTGGGTGTAAGTGGTTACGACAACAGCATCTTGTCTATTAATGCAGTCAACTATCCGTACGCTGACGCAGCGGTCAAGATGGTTGGCGGCCAAGGAAGCCAGTACACATGCAAGATTACAAACGGCGCTGGATCACCTACTGTAAAAAGTTTATATCTTTCTTCTTTTGCGACACAGGCTTTAGTTGTCGAAAAAACAAATCCGCTAACTAATGCTGTATTAGCAACTTTTTCAAATGCCAACGGTTATGCCATTCAAGTTTTATCTGGTGGCATTGCAGTTAATTCTTTATATCTTACAAACACCTCTTCGGGATTGACGCAGATTGCAAACATCCCCAATACAACAACCTCATATTTAAGAGGCGACGGCACTTGGGACTCAAACGTTGTCACGCTATCCGCAACACAAAACTTATCTAACAAAACGTTTACAAACACCACTTCATTTAGCAACCTGCAAGTCACAGGTGATGCAACGGGTCTAACAAACGCGAGCGCATCGGCTTATTTCAATGATCCTTATGGTGTATTTCAGGGCAATAAGTCATCAACAAACGGCGGCGCAATTCTTGGCGGCAATATTCTGTCTGGGGCGGACACCAATTTAATTGTGATCTGGAAAGGTCAGATGAGACCTTATGCCGACAACGTTATGACTTGCGGCTCTAGCGGTGAAAGGTGGTCAACGGTTTACGCTTCCAATGGAACCATTAACACTTCTGATGAAAGAAAAAAGCAAGATATACGCTCGTTAGATGAAAGGGAATTAGCCGTTGCTAAGCGCTTAAAGGGGTTAATAAAGGTATGGAGATGGAAAGATCCTCCTTTATTAGGTAGGAAGAATGTGGTTAAAAATGAGGCAGGTTTGTCTATTTCTGGCGGCGATCCTATCTATGACACAAAACTACACGTTGGAATTATTGCTCAAGATGTAGTGGCTGCGTTTACAGCCGAAGGGCTTGATTGGCAGGAATATGCGCTTGTACAGGAATCGGAGGACGGTATCTTAAGCGCTAGTTACAATGATATTCTTGCCTTTATACTGGTAGCGTTTTAAAATACTGAAAAGACACGATAGCCGCCCGTTTTGCTGAGAGTGCTTAGCGAACGTAAATTTACCGAGTGAGGGAAAAGTGGCAGTCTTTAATCGCAATACCCTGACACAAGTCAGCGGGTTTGACAATCAGATCATTGCCGGTGAGCTGGTGTACAACCAGAAAACTTACTGGAATCTGACACTCAACAATTCCGACGGTACGCCGCGCAATCTCACGGGCGCTACCATCACCAGCCAAATCATTCGTCGTCAGCTCTCAAATGTCCGTGACTCGCGATATGGGCTCACGTTTGACATCGCTGACTACACGCCGCCTCCGACACCTGTAAGCCTAACCATTACTAACCAGAATTTGTCTGGCGGATCGTTTACATTGGTGATTGACGAGTCTGCATGGTCAG